GTATCCAGGTGTCCTGGGTAATTCACTTGGCCTTGCCCTTGTTTCAAACGCGACTGCATTTGAATCATCGGATTTCATGTTCTCAAACCTGCTTGATTTTGCTCCTGGTACAACCGACTGGGCTGCCGAAAGAGGTGTATCTGATGACGAGCTTCATGTCGTTGTCTATGATGCCGCAGGTGATATCACTGGCACCGTTGGTGAGGTCCTCGAGGTCTTCCAGGGTCTGTCACAGGCTTCCGATGCGCGTACAAATGCTGGCGCGACAAACTACTACGTCAAGGTTCTCAACGAGCAGTCACGCTTCGTATGGGTCGGTTGGCCCGAGGACGAGCTTCCTGACACAGGGTCGACATCAAACGAGGTGTCATCGTTCACGACTACAAATGAAGTCCTTGATTATGACTTCACAGGTGGTAGTGACGGCACGTCAGCAGAGCCTTCGGTCGGCGAGCTTCAGCTTGCATACGACCTGTTCGACGATGCAGAGACTGTTGATATTAACTTCCTGATTGGTGTCGCGGCTTCTGATTCCGAGGATGTAACCCTTGCAAATTACCTCATTGCAATTGCAGAGGATCGTAAGGATGTGATTGCGTTTGCATCGCCTGCTGTCTCACGGACAATCAATAACGTGAACGCGACAGAGGATGTGAAGGCTTGGGCGGATCAGCTGACTTCGTCATCATACGGTGTGCTTGATTCAGGCGCCCTGTATGTCTATGACAAGTATAACGACACATTCCGCTATATTGTTGCAGCCGGCGCTGTTGCAGGTCTTTGTGCATTTACCGATGATGTCCAGGATCCTTGGTTCTCACCTGCTGGATTCAATCGCGGTCAGCTCCGCGGTGTCACGAAGCTTGCGTTTAATCCTCGGAAGGCCGAGCGTGATACCCTTTATAAGGCTCGCGTGAATCCGCTTGTTTCATTCCCTGGTCAGGGCACAATTCTGTTCGGTGACAAGACTGCGCAGGTAAGACCTTCGGCATTCGATCGGATCAACGTCCGTCGTCTGTTTATTACACTTGAGAAGGCCATTTCGACAGCTGCCAAATTCCAGCTGTTTGAATTGAACGATCAGTTTACACGGGCTCAGTTCCGTAACCTGGTCGAGCCGTTCCTGCGTGATGTCCAGGGTCGACGCGGTATGACCGATTTCCTTGTCGTGTGTGACGATACAAATAACACACCTCAGGTCATCGATTCAAACCGCTTCGTTGCTGACATTTTTATTAAACCGGCTAGATCAATTAACTTTATCACATTGAACTTCATCGCGGTCCGTACCGGTGTTGAGTTCTCTGAGATTGCCGGTCAATAAGGAGTAGAGAAAAATGTCATTGAATATCGATGATTTCAAGTCCAAGCTTACAGGTGGTGGCGCTCGCTCGAACCTGTTTCGGGCTACGGTCACATACCCTGGGTATGCGGCTGGTGATGTCGAGCTGACCTCGTTTATGTGTAAGTCGGCCCAGCTGCCGGCTTCGACAATCGAAACAATTGCGGTTCCATTCCGCGGACGTAATCTTCAGATTGCCGGTGATCGTACATTCGAGCCCTGGACAATTACCATCATTAACGACACCGACTTCGCGATTCGTAACGCCTTCGAGCGTTGGATGAACGGAATCAATGCTCATACCGAGAATACAGGTCTTACCAATCCTACGGATTACAAGGCTGACGTCCTCATTGAGCAGCTTGATAAGTCTGGTGTTGCTGTTAAGCGGTACGACTTTAAGGGCACTTTTCCAACCTCAGTCGGCGCAATTGACGTGTCCTATGACACTGAAAACGAGATTGAAGAGTTCGAGGTCGAGCTTCAGGTTGACTACTGGGAGTCGGGAACGACGACCTAAATAAATAATGGTGGAGACTGATGGGGAGGCTTGTCCTCCCCTGATGTTTTTTTATTTGATATTGGAGTGTAGATAATATGGCAGAAACAGACGGTCAAGGGTTTTCGTTGTTTGGCTTTGAGATCAAGCGAAAGTCTCAAGACGAAAAAGAAGACTCTCGTAAAGTTTCGTTCGTACCGCCGACTGCCGAAGATGGTACCGGACAGGTCATTAACGCGGGCGGCTACTATGGCTCGTATGTTGATCTTGAGGGGACCGGTTCTGGTTCTGACCAGGATCTGCTGTATAAGTACAGAGATTTGGCACAGAATCCCGAGTGTGATGCAGCGATTGAGGATATTGTCAACGAGTCGATTGTATCCGACGATGCATCAGCTCCTGTGACAATCAACCTGGATGATCTTGAACAACCGGATAATATCAAGGACATGATTTATGCGGAGTTTGACAAGGTCATCGAACTTCTGGACTTTAATTTTCGAGGTCATGATATCTTCCGTCGCTGGTATATTGACGGTAAGATTTACTATCATAAAATTATAGACCAAAAGAATCCGAAAAAAGGTATTCTTGAGGTTCGTTATATTGATCCTACCAAAATTCGTAAGGTCCGTGAGGTCAAGGAAGAATACGACGAGAAAACTCGGACCAAGGTCGTGACCGGCGTCGACGAGTATTTCGTATACCAGAACCAGGCACTCACGCAGATGTCACAGGGTCTTAAGATTTCGCCTGACGCGATTACATACGCGACTTCTGGTGTCACAGACTCGTCGCGGAAAAGGGTACTTTCGTACCTACATAAGGCACTGAAGCCAGTAAATCAGCTCCGCATGATGGAAGATTCGCTGGTCATCTATCGTCTCTCGCGTGCTCCCGAGCGTCGGATTTTCTATATCGACGTAGGTAACCTGCCGAAAGGTAAGGCAGAGGAGTATATGCGGAATATTATGTCCAAGTATCGTAACAAAATGGTCTACGATGCAAATACGGGCGAGATGCGCGATGATCGGAAACACATGTCAATGCTTGAAGACTTCTGGCTGCCACGTAAGGAAGGCGGTCGAGGGACTGAAATCTCGACTCTGCCTGGTGGTGATAACCTGGGTCAGATCGACGATGTTGTATATTTCCAAAAGCAGTTGTATAAGTCACTGAATGTTCCGACGAATAGGCTTGAACAAGATTCTCCATTTTCGATGGGTCGCGCGACAGAAATTACACGTGACGAGCTTAAGTTCCAGAAGTTCATTAATCGCCTTCGTAAGAAGTTCTCTCACTTGTTTATGGACATGCTGAAAACTCAGCTGATCTCGAAGGCGGTCGTAAATGAAAACGAGTGGAAGGAAATTTCACAGGATATCCGCATTGACTTTATGCAGGATAACCACTTCTACGAACTAAAGCACGCAGAGCTTGTTCAAGATCGTCTGAATCTATTGCGTGATATGAATGACTACGTTGGTCGTTATTACTCCGAACAGTGGGTACGGAGAAACATTCTCCAGCAGACCGATGAACAGATTACAGAAATGGATAAGGAAATTAAGAAAGAAATATCGGATGGTAAATATAAAGATCCGACAAAACAAGACGATGATTTCTTCTAAATTATAAATAGTATATAACTACGGACAAAGGACCCTAAAATGAACAAAAATGTAAAGAACTTTATTAATTCGGTTCAGCAAAAAGATTATACTGCCGCAAAAGATATGTTCCAAGGTGCAATGGCAGAAAAGATTTCTGCCGCATTTGAGAACAAAAAGATTGAACTTGCGTCTCAGATGACGTCAGCAAATGAGGCTACCGAGGACAAGGAAGCTGATCAGATTGATGAGGATGCTGACCAGCTTGACGAAGGTGCAATTCGTAAGTTCTTATTCAAAATGCTGAGCCGAAAGAAAAATAAGAGCGAATTTAATGCGTTCCATTGGCAAAGTGCACAGCAAATGGTTGATAAGCATCTTGGCAAGGGAAGCAAAGAAGGCAAAGAGATTATAGATAAACATCACAAATTGGCTTCTGGAACAAAATATACAGATATGAGTGACAAGGCCGCAAAGAAGGCCCTTGCTGATAATATGGACGAGCTTGCTGATGACATTAATGCTGCAAAGAAGAAACAAAAATGATTAACTTCAAGAACTTTCGATCAGCACTTAACGAGACCGCTTCTCAGGTCAACGAAAAGACCGTTGAGAAGATGAAGGTCGGTTCAGGTCGCAAGAAGTATCCGGCGGAAATCAAAAAGGAAGGCTCGAAATACGTCGCATATGTTGACGGTGATAAGCTGGACGAATTCAGGTCCGAGAAGGATGCCAAGAAAGGCATTGAGGACTTTGTCGAACTAATGGATCTATAATAGGACACACGGAGATGAAAGCAAAAACAGAATTTCAGACGGTCAAGGACGCATATCTTGAACAGATGAAAGAACAGCAGGTCAATGAGCGTCGTGGCTCTGGCCCTCTTTCTGCCAAGCAAGTTTCGAAACGCGCTGATACACTTTCAAAAAATATTAGTGAATTTGAAAATATGCTGAAGCAATCAAAACCTGAAGGTGTGTCAAGTAAAGATTACAATAAGGCCATTTCGGATATGCGTTCTTCATATATTGATCTTATGGACGCTATTGATAAGGTCGAAGGCATGATGAAATGAAACTTATTACCGAACACAACGAAGAGCTTTTGTACCTCACCGAGGACGTTGATGGTACCAAGAAGTACATGATCGAAGGTATCTTCATGCAGGCGGAAAAACAGAACCGGAATGGTCGTGTTTATCCGCGAGATATCCTTGAGTCCGCAATGAACAAGTACCAGACAGAGCAGGTGTCCAGAGGACGCGCCGTCGGTGAGCTTGGTCATCCGGATTCACCAACAATTAATCTTGACCGTGTGTCACACAAGATCACAGAGCTCCGTTGGGACGGTAATAACGTAATCGGAAAGGCTGAGATTCTTGAGACTCCGATGGGCAAGATTGTCCGCGGTCTGATGGATGGAGAGGTCCAGCTTGGTGTATCAACTCGAGGCATGGGATCACTGAAACAGAAAGGCGGCAAGACAATGGTATCCGATGACTTTATGCTCTCGACCGTTGATATTGTCCAGGATCCGTCTGCACCTGAAGCCTTCGTGAATGGTATCATGGAAGGTGTTGACTGGTACATCGATAATGGCATTATCCGAGCCGAGACTGCCGAGGGTATCCAGAAGACAATTCGGACGACGCCCTCAGGTCAGCTTGACGAGATGCAAATCAAGGTATTCAAAGATTTTCTGAATAATTTATAAAAAGAACGTAGAAGTTACAGTTTTTATAAATAAAGGTAATAAAGGAATTTGTGGGAAACCACGAATATTATATAAATGGGTACTCCCCTTGTGGGACTTACGTGATTAGGTACGAGACTGAAATCAATTACTGATTTCCTCTCAAAACTTTGACATAGCAGGAGTATATGCAATGTCCGATGACAACAGCAAACTCCGCGATGAACTCGTTGATGACAAAGTTTCTGACGAGGGAATCGCGAATCTGGATGAGGCGTCCAAGGCTAAGGAAGTAGCCAAGGGTACCGGTGTTGATGAGGTCGAAAAGGCCGCTGATGCCGCTCCTACGGCAAAGCCACTTCCGAAGACCAAGGCTGGTATGATCAAGGCTGCCTATGACAAGATGCATTCGATGAAGAAGGATGATCTTGCCAAGACGGTCGAAAAGATGATGTACGAAGCCAAGGATGAGGACGAAGAGGAGGATATGGAGGACGGCGAGTCCGAAATGTCCAAGAAGGGTAAGAAGGAAAAGGAAGAAGGCTACAAGGGCAAGAAGAAGGACTCCATGAAGGAGGACATCGAGGCTCTAGTTGATTCCGAGGCTACCCTTTCCGAAGGCTTTAAGGAAAAGGCAGAGGTCATTTTTGAGGCTGCACTGAATGCTCGAGTCGGCGAACGGGTCGAAGAGCTTGAAGAGCAGTACAGAGATGAGCTCGCGGAAGAGACTGACCGTGTTCAGACAGAACTTGTCGAGAAGGTCGATCAGTATCTCAATTATGTGGTTGAAAACTGGGTTGAAGAGAACAAGCTTGCAATCGAGAACGGTCTCCGTGCCGAGATTGCCGAGTCGTTCATGGGCGCTCTGAAGGGTGTCTTCCAGGAGCACTACGTTGAGGTACCTGAGTCCAAGACTGATATCGTCGACGAGCTGGCAAACAAGGTTGATCGTCTTGAGGAAGAGCTGAACACATCCGTCACGAAGTCAATGACTCTGAAGGAACAGGTTCAGGATCTGACTCGTCAGAAGATTGTCCGCGAGGCTGCCGAAGATCTGACTGCCACACAAGCTGAAAAGCTCCGTGGTCTGACGGAATCAATTGATTTTGAGAACGAGGATACCTTTGCTGATAAGGTTTCCACAATCAAGGAATCATACTTCGGTTCTTCAACACGCACATCATCCACCACAGACTCGATCACTGAGGACCTGGATAATGACACCGACGACGAGACCCGTGAGGTTTCAGGTTCAATGTCACGTTATCTCGATGCCCTCAAGCGGTCAACTAGCTAATTGATCCATTAAGGAGAAGTATCCAAATGTTTACTGACGACAAAAATCTTGAGAAGTGGAAGCCGGTCCTCGAGGCCAACGAGGCTCCTGCTCTTACAGATAACT